GATACATACGACCGTTACGGTTCTTAATGCCTCCTTGTAAGAAGATACCTTCGATGTATACGTTCTTCTTCCCGTCTTCACGAGCTTCTGTAATACATCTCAGATCTTCTACAACTTCTGTGATTAGCTTCATGTTTTTTACCTTATGAACCAGCGTATTCTGAAGGAAGTACTCCAGCTTTTTGAACTTCTAGCAGAACGTATCCATTTGCAGTGCCTACGAATTCTACTGTAAGATTAGCTGTTTGACCTACTGTGAGAGCCATACCTGCACCAGCATAGTCGACATATCCAGCGGCCGCAAATACAGCAACTGGAACAGTTCCACGCTTAATGATAGCAGTGCCATTCGGATCAAGACCCCAGAATGCCTGAGCAATATAAGCTCCGCTGAGTACCTCATCGCCGAGTGCAAGACACGTAGAAGTTGCATCTACGTTTGTAGTCGTGCTATTGCCCGATACCTTAATCGTAGTGTTAGCAACCGAAACGTGAATAACGGCAGATGTATTTTTCTTATTTGATGTAATAGTAACAGCCATTATTCACCTCTGTTTTGAATAGAGAAGTCCAACATTTGCTCGATGCCTTCTGCTGTATCGCATGCTAGCATGAACTCACGTTGGTTATCTTCGTTAAGTTTCTCAAAGACCGATACCATCGTTCTCTTATGTGTTTCAGAAATGTCAGCAAGCTTGGCAAGCAGACGCTCTTCTTTGTTGAGTGGTTTTCCCCCGCGCTCTGCTGAGAGCTTAGCGGCGATAGCCATCACTTGGCGCTTCTTCTGTGACTTACCTTGGAACTGAGGAGCATCAGACTTTTGGAAATCCTTGATTACGGTTCCCATTGAAGCTTTGTCCATGTTCAGCTTTTCATCGACTTGCTCAGCTTCTTCATTGGCAATCTTACGAACAGCGTTCTTACGATTGTAGTATTTGCGAGCTCCATCAGCGCTGTTGCTTTTTGCAAACAAACCTGGAAGTTGCTTGCCAGCTTTTTGTGCATATGCGTCTTTCTTTTCGGCTGAGATCTCGTCGATCTGCTCAGCTTCTTCGCGAACTGCTGCTTTTACTTTAGGCTCAGGTGTGCCATACTTGGCATCACCCCAACGCTTCTTCAAAGCAAGATTACGACCTTCTTCGCGCTTTGGATTATCTTTTGTCTTGTTGATATAACGTGACAGTGTGCCACCAAGCTTGTGATCGAGTTCGTCGATCTGCTCAGCTTCTTCTTTTCTTAAAGCATCACCACGCTTAAGAATCTTCATTCCTGCATTCCACGAACCCATTGAACGCTTACGAAGACGACGATCGTCATCAACATCAGCTGCGTCATATGCATCATCTTTCGCTTTTGCTCTGTAATTTCTTAGAGTAGGTGTTGAAAGCTCTTCTAGCTCTTCAACTTCTTCCTTGACATGCTTTGATGCAGCCTTAACAGCTGATGTATAGTCAAGTCCTTTACGCAGATGTAAATTAATTGCATTCTGCATTTTTGGTGACTGTTTTTCAAAATGTTTGTCTTCAGCAGATTCATCAAGATCTTCTGCAACTTTTTTCTTCTTACGAAGGAGGTGGAAGTCATGCGCATCGACCTTGCCATTCTTGTTGGCATCGATCTTGTGCTGATTGCCCTTCAGCTCTTCATATACTTCTTCGTCTTCACCAGGATTGTATCCCTTACGGTGCTTTGGACGATCGGCCATCTTGACCTTCGAACCCTTAAAGAGTTCATCGTCATTGCCGTTGCGATCGTCAGTTTTTGCAACTACGTGCTTGTCAATGAACTTCTGCTCGTCAGGATTCTTGACGACCATCGGCCCAAGCTGTCTTTCATTTAAGAAATCTTTAAGCGTCTTCGCCATCGTCGTCTTCTTCCTCTGTGTCTAAATCTTCTAGGTCGAGATCTTCTAGATCAAATTCTTCGTCTTCGAACTCGTCTTCGAACTCTTCGTCGTCGATGTCAAAATCCAAATCATCTTCGAATTCTTCTTCATCGGTATCTTCAGGTTCGTCAGAAGCAAACATTTGTTGAGCATATGTGGTATGCTCGTCTTCTAATCTCGCAGCGATCTTCTGACCCATGAGATCATCAAATGCCGTAGCAAAGCGAGTTGGCTGCTGTTCGACAGCTGCTCCAATTAGTTCGTCAATATCCATATAAAATCTCCAAAAGTCTTTTTATTATTTATAATGTATTTATTTTCCTACCAAATCTGGTACGTTTGGAATAGGAGTAGCTTTAGGTTTAGGTTTAACAGGAGCAGGAGCAGCGTCATCCTCAATAGGAGGTGTGCCTACATCTCCAGGAGGAAGTGGTTGCCCATCTGGACCCATTTCTGGCGGAGCATATTGAGGATTGTCAAGTTCTTCAGCAATCTGCTCGTCGATCTCTTTCATATCTTCTTCTGTCTGATAAAGAACGTTACGACGAATCCATTCATGCGAGTAGTACTTGCCTGCATAGTCGTCAACGTCACGAAGCATGGAGATACGATCGCGAAGGATCTCAGTGTTCTTCAGCTCGGCGAAATGGTTATCTTCTGTGAACTCATACTTGAAATTAGATTTAAATTCTAACCAATCTTCAGAGGTGATAATACCCTTTAAGATGAGTTGCTTCTCGAGGATCTTGCTGAAAACATCAGAGAATCGAGCACGAAGACGTGTAATGAATTTAGAAAACTTAACTTCGTCGCGAGTAACTTCTGTGGCTCTACCGAAGTTGAATGCTTGTTCAGGATCCAAACGAGAGATCGGAACGTTCAGCGCTTTGTAAAGCTTGCGTTGGAAGTAAACGATATCGTCGATCTGTCCAAGATTTTGACCACCTGGAAGAGTAGTGATTTCTGTACCCTTACCGCCTTCACGACGAGGTAGCCAGAAATCTTCGAGCATCGTCATATGCTTACGATCATCTCTGATCTCGCCTGTACCGGCATCATATACTACCTTATTCTTGAAGCGAGTCATGACATCACGAAGATATTGCTCAGCTTTCATTTTAGGTAGGTTACCAACGTCGATGTAGAAGATACGACGTTCAGGTGCGCGAGAGATACGATAGATGACCAATGAGTCTTCCATCGCCTTTAACTGGTTGAGTGGCTTGATAGCCTTTTGTAGATAACCAAGAACCATGTCGCCTTTTACGTTGACAAGGCCAGAAGATACATTAATAATAGCGTCGGTGGCTATCTTAATACCTTGCGTAGTAGGATCTTGATAGTTAGGTTGTGTCGGTACTTTACCGAAACCATTCTCATTATAGATGTAGAACTCTTCGCCCTTTGCAGGAATAATGACGTTCGAATCCTTGGCAGCTTTTCTTTTCTTGTAAGTTTTTACTTTACGAAGCTTGCGAGGATCTACGTAGCGTAGTTCTTGAATGCCTTCGCGAGGTGCCTTCTCGTCGATCATTATGTGATAGAATATTCTACCGTCGACATACCACTTGCGGAAAATTTCATAGGCGTGCTGATTAAACTCGAGCAGCTCGAGTACTGTATCGAACTCTTCTAAGATGAGTTTCTTCACCTTTTCTGGTTGTTCCAGATCGTCAAGGTTCAGAGTAACTACTTCTTTTTTGGGATCGATAACAACGGCTTCGTTGATAATATCATCGACAGCAAGTTCGATATCTGGATGCTGAGCCATCTCTCTGTACTTCGAGACGAGCTCTGACTCGGTGCGAATGGCACCTTCCATGTCAACATACTGGCCATAAGCTCCACCTTCGGCAAGAACAAGAGCTCCATCATCGTCCTGTTTAGGAGCAAATGATGGAAGCTCTTTTTCTTCTTGCTTTCTTTTAATTTCAAAACCAAATAACTCGGCCATGGGTTCTCCAATTTAAATAACGAAAAAGTAAAGGGAATGATTACCCTTTACTTATTATTCACCGCCGGCGCGACCTGTCGATCCAGTACGACCAACTGTCCAGTAGTCATATTGGAACGTTACCTGGAACAGTTCGATTTGATCGGTTGTAGACCAATCGAGTTCGATTGGGCTGATATTGCTTGGGAAGATTCCGTTGAAATCATAAGTACGGATCTTCGAACCGTCTTTACCAAACTGAGTAACTGTCGCCTGTGACTTGTATCCAGGACCAATTTCTCTTACGTTGCGTTGCAGACGATTGATTCTATTCGACCATTCTTCCATCGCATTACGGATCAGGAAGTCTTCATCGTTGATGATTGTTACTGTCCATTCGGCGAACGTTCTGTCACCAGCTAACTTCATTTGACGACCGAAGTAAAACACTGGAATGACTCCAAGATCAGAGCCAGGCAGCTGAGCTGCCTGACACATGAATCTTGTTTTTGCATCCCCTGAGTTGTTCGCAGGATTAAAAATATCCACTTGGAACAGGTTTTGTCTTGCACCGCCAAAAGCTAGTTGGCTTCTCATTTCATTGATATTAAAAGCCATTTACTTTCCTCCTAGGTTTATCTTATTTATTAGAACTGGCCAGCGATTTCGTTGAACTCGACACCAGATCTTACGGCGACGAAGTTTAGCTGGATGAAGTTGATCGACTTAGCAGGCTTGATGTAGATGTCTCCAACAAAGCGGTTGCTGTCGATTACTTCAGCAGTGTTGTTCGTC